ATGTAGACTTGAGCCGTATCCAGCAGCGTAGATTGGCGTCAGTCGTGGTGTGACTATCGCAAATTTGACTGCCTTGATGCGTTTGACTGGGTTCTTTGAAATCAAGATCGCGACATCTGCTTTCGCGTTAACGGCAACAACCTTAACGTCGTGCAGGATAGCGGTCATGGGGATAGCGATGGTGATAGACTTCGCTCCCTCGATCACGTGGTGGTTGGTAATGAACATGTCGTTCCCGATATAGGCGGCAGACCCGTAGGCACAGCCCTTTTGGCGGATGCTCTTGACCAATACCGTACTGTCTTTTGCTGCGTTCTCTACTGCTGGTGGTGCTGAAATAGCACTCGTTACCAAGAGCAGTACCGCCAAGATACTTAAAATTCCACGCATAGTTTGCTCCAATGCTGCTCCAAGGAAATAAAAGGACTGGTCCCCGCCGAAGGAGCAAATCGACGAGGACCACCCCACCACCATGCGGATCACGGTCAGAGGGTGGGGACTGGGTAAGGGTTACCAGTGCGTCCATGTAAGCATTGTACTGTACGAGAACTAGAACGGCAACTCCTCGATTTCCTCACTTTGTGGTTTGTCGCCAATAATATAGTTAGTGATCTTCTCGAATTTGCCGTCAGGGCGGATGGACACTTGGATAGTCTTAGCCAACGCACCAGCGTCAATCAAGACGATTGCCTCCTCAACACTGGATGGTGGCATGGTGTGGGATCTCGCGGCCCACCACTTGTCCGCCTTCTCTTTAGCAAATCCAGTGTGATTAAAGCAAATCCATTCTCTGGCCCATCTTTTCTTTTTGCCGATTTCTGCATCCTCGTCCACTTCTAGTTTGTATTGCACGAGCAGCGTGTCCGGCTTCTTGAAAGTCTTGCCGGCACTAACACTAACCTCTTTCCCAGCCCAGACCTTGTATGCCTCCGTGACAACACGGTGCTTCGTGGTCTTGACAGTGATCGACTCGTTTGTGCTGGACAGATCCTTTATACGCTCTGGGAAAACGAACCCACATTTGGGGCACGTCTTTGCCGATGCGTGAACGATTTCGAAACAACGTACGCAAACTTTCTTCGGTGCCTCACCTTCACCAGTCTGTGGGTCTTTGATCGTGTCGCACCCGTACGATTCGCTATCGATGGCACCATGCCGTTCAATGTTGCCACCCATATCGATCACGTAGAACTGCTCCTTGTTCGGGTGCAGCCGAGTACCACGTCCAACAATCTGCATGAACAAGCCGGCAGACTGTGTTGCACGAGCCATGACTACACAATCGACGTTCGGTGCATCCCACCCAGTTGTCAAAACATCCACGTTGATGATCCAGCGTTTCTTCCTGTTCGCGAACAAGTCAAGTGCGGTTGCTCGGATAAGAGGAAGCGTCTCGCCAGTGACGCAAACAGATTCCTCACCAAGTTGCAGCAACTCATGATGCACAAGAGACGCGTGAGCGACGCCCGAACAATACACCACAATCGACTTGCAGTCCTTGCTGTCTGCGGCCTGCTTGATCTCAAGAGTCTTGTTTCCCTTAACCCAGTAATCGAGGAACGCTGACTGCATCTCAGCCTTGTTGTAATCGCCTCCGGTCTTCTTCACGCCCGACATGTCAACCTGAGTCGTCGGGAGCGTTACGGGCTTCGTCAGGTACCCCTCGTCGAACATCAGGGACAACGGGGTGTTGTATGACAATCGGTCGAACAAGGTATTCGTTCCGCCGTAATTGATTCCACCGTCAAGTCGGTATGGTGTGGCAGTCAAGCCGATGAAACGGCAGTTCGGATTGATCTCCCTGAGCCCACGAATCAGTTGCTGGTACTGAGAATCTTTATCATTGCTGATCTGGTGCGACTCATCAACAACAATTGCATCAATGTGGCCGATCTCTGCGGCACGCTTGTAGACACTTTGGACGCCAGCGAACGTGACCTGCTCGGAGGTCTGCCGTATGCCAAGACCAGCCGAGTACACGCCAGAACGCTTCAGCCCGTTGGGATCGACTTGGCAGTATCGCTCTTGGTCCTGAACGAGCAATTCCTTGCTGCGTGCCAACACGAGAACACGGCCTCCCTTGTCGGCAACACGCTTGCAAATCTCTGCAATGACAACGGACTTTCCACACCCTGTCGGCATTGCAATCTGCAGGTTGTCCTTTGGGTACTTGCGTGCGTCCGTGAACACTGCGTCCACGGCTTCGGTCTGATATGGTCTTGGCTTCATCTTGCTCATCCCTTAATCCCCCACTTTTCCAGATTCTCTTTCGCAGCAACAACATCGAAGTCCCCGTCCGGCGTGAGCCACCCGTGAGCGTCGCACGTCCTCTTGATCTCTGGCATGTTTGCCCCAGACGTGCTGATGAGTATCAACAACGCACACGGGTCGACGCACTGCCATGTATTGTCCACCCCAGCGTCCTCAGGGGCCTTCTCAGCGTCCGCAAAGAAGACAACTGAGTCACTGGCTACAATTTCCTTACAGGCCTTTAGCGTCCGCCTGACGCCGTCGTCACCAATGGTGTAGCCACTGCCGTCCCTGACAGCCATGTACACGTCCTTGCTGGGAGTGGTGATCATGTAGTTCTTCACGCCGTCTTCCGAGTAGACGCCCTTTGTCTTCAGGTCTTTCACTTGAAACTTCATTTGACTTCCCTTCTGATGTTATCGGCAACAAACTTGTTTGGGCAATACAGGTTGAGGTGAAGATCCCCAGTCGAGTCTAAATACCACTCGATGAGATTCATCTTCCTCAGCGGTTTCGAGATACCGACTGGGCACTCACGCTGCCCGCACGCGATGCACTTCTCGTCAATCAGTGGAACTGAAAGGAACGAGAATAGGGTAAGGGCTGCGAAGCAACTCAATAGGCATTTGATTGCACAGTTCATCGGTATCTCCAGTTTTACTTAGTAACTTTAGTATCTACACGTTTAGAATCGTATCTGCGAGGGTCGGCAAGACCAGTGTCTAGGCGGTCCACAGACGTGCTGTAAAGGCCCTTTTCGTCACGCAGGACAACCCAGCCGTCTTCTGCTTCAGTGCCCTCCTCGATCATGCTGGCGTGGCTTCCGTACTCGCTTGGTGTGATGTACTTCTCGGCCTTCTTCTTGCTTGCTGGTTGCTTGTACGCCATTTGTTTGCTCCGGTTGGTGGTTGAATTAAAAGAGTGAGTCAGCAGGACCTGCACCTGCTCTGTCGTCTGAACCCACGGGGGTGGTGGTCTTTACCAGATGTCGTCCGTCTTCACTTCTGTAGCGTCACAGGATCCTTCCTTGCAGCAGTCGGGCTTGTTCTTGCACACATTAACGAATGCAACCTCCTGACGCGGGTCGTATCCGTCCTTGCCTTCCTTGGCAGTGCGGAGGACAATCTCAATACACTCACCGGATCCTTCCAGTGCGTCACAGGTCAGTCGCCCGCTGTTGTTCTGGGCAACGAAGATCGCCTTGAGTCCCTTCTGGCCGATGTCACCAGCAGGCTGGGAGTTGGCGTGAGAGTAGATGTATCGCTTGAAAACCCGACGGTTGTCAAACTTTCCACTCACGATCTTGAACTGGACATTGACGAACTCGTAGTCATGTCCCTTTGCCGAAGTGGTTGCACCGTCCTCAGCAGCAACGACCACTGCACAGTACTTGCCGTCTGGGATTGCTGCGAACTGGTTGTCGTCGCCGGCGATGTCTTCAATGTTGAAATCTAACATAGTTGGGTTTGCTCCTAAGCAAGGTCTGAAAAGTAAGAATCGAAATCAGCAAGACTGTACTGGTCTTGCAATCCAGATGCACGATGCTTTGCATCATACGTTGCTGAGCCCGTCGTGTAAAGGGCTCTTTCCTCTGTCTCTCGTCCAACAGAGACATTCTTCATGCCAACTTGCTTGTTCTGTGTCTTGACCACAGTGTTAGCAAACAGGAGTTCATCGCACCACTCCGAAACCTTAGCATACGCATGCTTCCCCAGTTTCGGTTCATATCTTGACCACGACGATCCGTCCGGTCGAGTGACGGTTCTGATGTGTGCATGCCCAAGTATAACAACATGCTTGCCAGAGTCAACTGCCTTGTTCAATAATCCCAAGACGGCACCAACTCGGCGGCCGATCTCAACCAGTCCCTGCCCAAACGCTTGGTTGAAATTCTCGTCGAGCAGGTCCTTCTCAATCAATGCCTCCAGCCAATCAATCGAATCGAGAACAATCGTTCCGTAGTCTGAATCAATCGACTCTCTACACGCGGAGACGACGTCCTTGGCCTTTGTCAAGACCGGTGTTCGCGTCACGTCAAGGTCACTCGACCCATCCTCAGTTTGAATGAAGATTGGGTTCGGGAACTTGCTGGCAAAGGTAGTCTTGCCAATACCATGTGTCCCATAGAGGAAGGTCTTACGCTTCCTCTCGATCTTCCCTGACGTTACGTTATCAAGTATCCCCATTAGTTATTCCTCGCAATATGGTAAAGGTAAAGGTCATTGATCCAACTCTCAAGCTCGTCGACAATCTCTAGTGCTGGGAGAGTTGGTAGGGTCATCACGTCTTCAATCAGGTCGTTTGCGTAGTCAGTGATCGATTCGTCAACCATGTCAATCTCTGGCATTGCCGAGTTCGGGGCGGCTGGATCAAGGTTGAATTCCTTGACCAAGTCAGCCAATTCGATTCCAACCATGTTCGTGAGCATGTCTCGAATATCTTCCTTGATGCCATCAAACGCCTCAGCAATTTCTCCGTACTCTTCCTTGTCGTATTGCTCCCAGAGGTGTTCCATCTGCTCGTCGATCCCAACAACTCGTGCCCGTGTCCAAAGAATGTGATCCTTGAGTACCGTGTTT